TAATCTCCACCTCTCCACCCGTCGGATAACTTGTGAGCGTGTCCAGAGTGTTGTCGTTTTGGTCTTTAATAGTAATGGCAAACCAAGAACATTCCAGGTCAACGCCCGAAGGCTTACTAACTGTGCTACCATCAACTTCGTCTAAAGTGATGTCGTTTAGTAATATGTCCGCACCACTTGGATAGCTTGGTACACTGGCTATTAGTGTGTTATTACTATTTATCACTTCCAAAGGCTGCCAAGCGCAAACCAAATCTACACCACTTGGCTCTGCTCCTTCGCTTCCATCTACTTGAGTTAACGTGATGTTAGGTGATAAGATTCTGTTCGAAGCTGGATAGCTCGCTGCCGTTGCTAAAATATCCTCATCGCTATTCACTACAAATAACGTCGTCCACTCACAAGTAACATCCGTCTGAGCTGGCACATCTCGTGTAGTGCCATCAACATCTGTTACCGTGTTATCGGGCAACTCGAGCGAACCGCCCGCAGCAACTGACACCGAATACGTGTCATCGCTATTTGACACCGTCGCATCATCACAACTCCCCGTCGGCGGTGAATAATCCACATTCGGATTCAATCGAAATACATATCGCTGACGCGTTTCGTGGCGCTTCGTATATGGGTCATAATCCGTGTCCTCTCCGCTGTACTGAACACCGCTCGTGCCGACACCATTATACTCGCCATACGCCAACCTATCCAAGTCGTTACGGACTTTCTCGCTCAAATCCAAAACCGTCTCAACGTTCAAACTGAAAACGGCAATCTCCACACCGACCTCGTCCAAATCGCTCGGGCCCGACTTCGTGTCGCTCGGCACAATCCCCGTCGCACGATACGTGATATACGTGTCGCCGTAATCGCCCTCGCTAAATTCAGGATGTGCACCCCGAGCCGTGCTGCCAGCGAGCAAAACAGTATTAACAACCTTTCCAACCTTATTCATTTCATGTATTTTTGAAACTCACTCCTATACCTCGCATACTGCTGCGTTCGCATCTGTGGTACAGTTCTTTTTTTATTATCGTAAAAAACACCCCTGTTCGTTGTGTTTTTTGACTGACTCGTGCCCGTGTACCCGCTCTCAACGATTCCAGCATACCACCCATCCGAACGTTCGCTGCCTCCACGACGCGGACCCGCCATGATTCGGTTCGAACCGCGCTCAGGCTTCCAGCTCTTAATCGATCGCCGTAATGTTCCTGGAGTTACCGTTCGGTAAATACTCCCGCCCCGATAAACGTGGAAATCTTCCTCAGCGTTTACAATCGACGTCCTCAGCGCGTTAACGTACACCTTCGATACATCTCTGTTTATCTGAGTGATTTTCTTCGAGTTCTTGACCCCAAATTTCTTACAGTGCTCAACGCGCTTCAAAAACTTCTGAAGACTACGTTTATCAAAATTAACCATCTTGTCGCCCTTTCAATTCTGCTGTAATCTCTAACCATCGCTCGCGCACGTAGCCAACCTCGTGCACGCTGATAATCTCGTAAACATCCCCATCCCATACGATACGATCGTCGTTCCCCACGTCGTCGCGAAATCGAATCGTAAACGTTACAGGGCGAGACGGGTATTCGCTGTCGCTGTCATTTCCTTCCTTACCCTTCTTAAACGATACATTCGCCCACACAGTCGCCAGCGTGCCGTAAGTAATCACATTCTGCCCCAAACTATTTGCCGCCGTCGTGTAATTCTGCAACGTGATACGCCTGTCCATTCTTCCCGTTCTCATGCGAAATAGATATTTCTGTACGGCGATAACAACGATTTAATTCCATTCCGCATCTCGCTCGATATAATCGTACCAATCGCGAAATTTTCACGTACATCGTAATACTGCGAAACCAACAACCGAACAGCGTGAATAACCGGCGGCGGGATACTGCCATCCGCGTAACCTATATCCGCAGTAATTACAACGCGGTCGCGACGGTCGTCGTACAAATCCGCGAGCGGCTCGTCAAAACGAATCGTCTGCGTTGTTTCGTAGCCGTCGCCAATCCAGTACTCCGACGCATTTAACGTGCGCTGAACATTTCCGCTGTCGTAATACTTCACGCTCTTAATAGTTTTCACAGGACCAATCGGGAAACGAGCCTTTCCCCAGCTCGGTAAATAAAATTCCAAGTCATCCACCGCGTTCAAACTCTGCCCGATAAACATTCCAACGTGAGCGACGGCAACGTCAATCAACGACGTTATTAACGCATCCTCCGCGTCGCTGTCAACGCGCAGAAATAACTTCGCATCGGCTAAGCTCAAAACATCCGTGCCTGTTATTCCGTCGATGTACGCCTTCTTATCATACGTTACCTTCATATTCCTAACAATAAAAAAACGCCAGCCAGCTATTAACCGACTGGCGTTTCCAATTAAACCTCTACTAACAATTACGAAACGCTAACGGCGTTTTCGAACGCAAAACCATACGGCTGACGCAAATCGAAGTCAACCCAACGATTCATCGTAATCTCAACCTGTGCAGTGTCTTTCGCGCTGTACGGATCAATCACAATGTCAATACCTCCGAAGTACGCAAGTACAGCATTCGTCCAATCACCAAACACGATCTGACCAACTCCTGAAGATGCATCCGCAAGATATGGCGTCGCATGGTAGTCATACGTCTTGATCGTTCTCGCTTGCTCGTTCAACAACGCCGATACACCTGCAATCGCAGCCGCGTTGCTCATGTATTCGTATGCGCTTGGAGACAACACAAATCGGCAATTATCGTTCAATCCGTGATCCTCCAACACCGCAGTGATCAACGCCGTCGCAATCGCTTTATAATCAGCACCATCCGCAGCGGCAATGTCGTTCACACCGCTGATTCCGGTGATACCTGTAATGCCTGCGGCTCCTGTGAAAATATCCGCGAGCAACTTACGCTCGTGGCCTCTTCGCAAAATTCCAGCGATGTCCTTCTCTACACTCGCACCTCCTTGGAGTAACAACTGCTTCGAGTACTTCGTATCGTTGTGGTAACGATTCGGGCTGAGTGTCAACTCATCCAACTCAGCACCACTCGCAGCACCCGCATCAACTTCGCCCTCGTTCGTGGCCGTTGCTTTCACGCTCTCACGTGGGAACTTCAAATTAGCTGTTTGATTCGTGAAAATCTGAGTGCCCCAGCTTTCAATCATCAACGGTGCGGTCAACCCTTCGATGAACGAACCTACCTCTGTCGCTACATAACCACTACCATCACCCGATGCCGCTTGGAAATCGTCCGCGCTACCTGCACGCTTGAAATCGCCCGGGATAACAATATCCCCAGCTCCCATGTGACCCTTCGCCTGAGCGTGCTCGCGCATCTCACGGGCAACACCTTGAACGCCATTTCTTCCGAGAACGTCTTTCGCAGCTTCACTAAACGAGAATCGTTTAATCATCTGCTTCTGCTCCTGCTCTTCCGACTTCGATGCGCCTTCACCAGCAGCAGCACGCGCCGCTAACTGACGATCAGCAGCCTCTTTCGTTTCAATTTTCTTCGTTACATCATCGATTTTTCCAACCAAATCAGTATAACGAGCTTCCTGCGTTTCGTCACGCTCAGTCAACGCGTGTAGCGTTGCCATCTCATCCTCTAGCGCCTTTCGCGACGCTTTCAGGTCATTCACATTTTGTACCATTACCGTACCTTTTTTATTGTTTACTACCTCAGCGTCGCGCTTCGGTTTTTCTTCATTAATTACTTTCGGCGCCTCATAACGCACCGTCGCACTTCTTACCGCTTGCGATTTTGGATCCGCTGGCATCGGAGCTATACTAACTTCAATCGGCTCCCAATCCGTAGCGCGATAAATGTGCAACCCATTCTCGTGCAACCCGTCAACGCTGTACTCATTAACGCGATAACCTACACTCACGCTGCGCAAGATCCCGTCCTGAACCTTCGACCAAACGTTATCCACGTCGGGAGTTTTCGCAAATCTCAACGTCGCTACACCGTGATCACCCTTCAACTCCGCGCGCTCAACAATCCCAAGCGCACCGCTCGTGCCGCGCCAGCTATCGTGATTATCCAACACGGGCGCACTGCCGTTCTCCATACGCTCCATGTTCACGTGGTCAGGGTTGAAACTCAACACCTCCATGAAAAAACGCTGCTTCTCCCAATCGTAACGACGAACGGGGTGCTCCGTTCCGAAAACAACGCTAATCTCGCGCTGCTCCTCGTTTAACGTTCCCGCCTCAGCTCGCGCCGAACGGCTTAAACATACATCTTTATTCTCCTCCATTACTTGCTATTTTCTTACTGTAATCCTCAAATTCAGTCAACGCAATTTGATTAACCTGAACAGTCCTCAAATCGCCGCCTTCAACACTTCCCATGCGTTCCTTCGCGCGTACATCGTTAATCGAGTAAACGCCACGCCCTAACATTTTATCATAAAACGCTGAACGCCCCGCCATATCACCTCGCATCAACTCGTCCATGTCGTGACGAAATCCCGATACCATGCGCTGCGATAACGGCAACAACTTTAAATCAAATTCGCTTTCAATCTTCCTGACCTGCGGGGCGATGCAGTTGTTAATAAATGCCTTCGCTTGGTTTTCGTAATCGCCATAACTCGTTGACCCCAGACCAATCATCGCGGGAGGCATATTAAAAACGCGGCAAATATCTTCGGCCTGGTACTTTCTCGCATCCGTGTTCTGCGCCTTATCGGGTTCCACCCCGAAGCGGTGATACTTCATCCCAAACGGCATCATTCGCGTTTGGCTTCCTTCCTGGTCCGCCCAGCTTTCGAGTAACTCTTTCACCTGCTCAGGCGATAACGGCTCGTCGCTCGTTAACAATCCATTCATCACGCCGCCCCCGTTGAAAAACTTAGCGGCGTAATCCTGTGCCGCCTTGAATAATCCAATAGTCTCGCTATTCACGCTAACTGGCGACAACCTCAATAATGCTGGTATAACAATAACATCCGACGAGGGTACGTAGATATCCTTCGCAACTTCATACAAATCAACGCCGTCAATCACAACCGCTTTAACCTTGTTCGGATGGAGCAGTTCGACGCGTTCAGCATCGCCGTTTCGCGTTCTAAAAATACGGGCGTAACCCTTACCGAACAGCAACGACATCGCCACGAGCACCTCGCGCAATTCGTAGCCAGTAATCTTTCCGTTCGGTGATTTATTCAGTAAGTAATTTGCGTTATTTTCAATCCGATCGAACGATCCATTTTCAGCGTAAACGTGAACGGGTAACATCGCTATCGTGCTGCTAATTTTCTGAACGCAAGCATATACAACGCTCAACCCCATTGCAGTTTCAGGTGTAACCATCTGCCCGCTCGCGGTAGCTCCGCCCACTAACCTGCGATTCCAAAACCCTTCCTCGCCAGTGTATGCCACCGACGTCTTAATCGGCTGACCCGTTACCCAACTGCGTACCTTATGGAGTAATCCCATACGACAAAAATACAATTAAAAATTCAACCCTACAACTTTGAAACTTCCAGCGCTCTTCGGCTGCTTACCCTTCCAATCCAAGTACTGCCCCACCGCCATAACCGACGCGACTAAACCATCCACTTTCTGATTGTCCTTGTTGCGGTTCTTCGTGATTTTAATATCATCCGTCGCACTACGCTCCACAATTACACATCCCATCTGCCAGCGTAAACACGCATCGCCGTCGTGTATTATCTCCTTATCGTACACCATGCGCTCAAATTCCTTCGTCGGGAAACTCATCGATACATAACCC